TTTCTTTAATAATGGTATTATATCAACATTTGTATTTAACACAACAATTTTAAACATCATATACATTACATACAAATATAAAAACGGTGACGCTATTAATAACATTAAAAAAACAATTGTCTTTAACACATAAAAATATAATGTTTTTAGGTTTATTGGTTTTTTGACACCCTCTTTATCTATTGGGTTGGTATATTTTGGTTTATCTTTACAGCACATTTTTTTTTATTTTGTTCTTACTTTAATATCTAATTCTGGGTATTTTATTTCAAACATACTAACTGGGTCACCAAATAGTGTATAATCATTAGACACGTCAATTTGTCTAGTTGTATCATCAATATACGGTTGTGAAATTTCATTCAAACTATATAAACCATTACCAACCTTATTGAAAATTCTTAAATCAATTACGTTTAAAACACCACCAACATTGTTTATTGCTTCGATTAATTGTGACAAATATATATTTTCACCCATTTGAAATTTGTTTATGTTCATATAATTCTGAATTACACTAATAACTTGTGTCGCAATTTGCGAATTTGGAACTGATTTATCAACAAATAAATCAGCTTCAAAAGATAGATTTATGATTTTACCATTTGATATTTGTACATAATCATTAACCATCCTAAAATCGGCTAAATAATTTGCAATATTTCTTCTTAATGTTGTGGTTGTTGTATTTGTTAATTTACCATTTTGGTCTAACGCTAAAATATATACCCTAATCTTATTTTTTTCTTCAAATACACCACATCTAAATGGAACACCAAATTCGCCCGGCATTAATGCTATTCTTGTTTGGTAATCTTTAATTGTTACAGCCCTATTTTGTGATGCAAAATTATATCTGACATAATTCCTAATTTCTTCAACAGACGGTTCATCTTTACCACCAACAGCTGGAAATGCATTATTAACAGCTAATGAATTTCTAACAGCATTATTAATCGCTGCATCTGAACCTAAAACTGACATATTAACAACACCTAATGTATTAATTACATTTGGTCCTAAGTTACTACTTGCACCACCACCAACACGATATTTAATGAATACTGTTTCGTTAGCCGTTAGTGTTTCACCCAAAGATTTATTATTTATAAAATCACCAATTTGGTTAACCAAAGATTTATTTGCACCAAAATCACAAAGTGAACTAACATCTTGACTACCACCACCAAAAATTACTTTTAAGAAACCTAAATCGGTATATTCTTTAATGAATCTTTGTGTTGTTGTTATCCATTTACCGGGTCTAATACCAGAATTATCACTAACACCTGTTTTATCTTCTAAAAAAATGTCTGATTCAGCTAAAGCATCAACTTCAAACCATCTATTTTGGATATTAAGAAACTCATTTAATGAAGGGTCTCTAACATAATTAGTCCCGGGCAACGTAATTATCGAATCAATTGATAAAATGTTATTATCTGGTAACACAATTTCATAAAAAGGTCTAACATCGGCTTGTGTAACAACTTTTTTAAATATTTTGGTAAAACCATTTAAAACAATTTCACGTTTTACCAAAGTATAGTTAATTAAAATATTATTAGAATTAAAGTTTGGTATAATTAACCTATTTGGTATTCCACCAATTGTAAATGGGCTAGTGAAATCAATATCGTTGGTTGTTTCAAAAACTTTACCACCGCCAACTACTTGTGCGCCACTTCTAATTAATGGTGCGTATGATGCATCAAATGTATCACCAAATGGTGGTACGTTAACCGAAAAATCAACAATTGTAATACTTGGTCTTTTACCCGGTATCTTTAAACCAAATGTTCTAGCCATTGACATAACAGATTTACGTTCTTGTGCGTAGTCTATTTGTGTTTCTTGGAACATTCTATCAGTATTATGTGAAAGCATATCTCCAACAGCAGCATTTAATTCCAATAACATAATACCGACAGAACTATCGTTAAAATCATTAAAAATTGATGGGTAATACTGTCTAACCATTTGAACTAAATCAGTTCGGATATCAGCAAAATTTCTTGATGAATAATTTATACCTTGATTTGCCATTAACTATTTTTAATATAAATATAAAAATAAATTTTTTTTTATCAATATTATTCGTATATTTATTATTGGTATAATCTTTAATGTATTAATTACTACCTTATTAACAAAAATTAAATAATGATTTTTTTTAAAGAAGATAATAAATCTGGTTGGAAAACTAGAGGATGGTTATTAAAAAAAAATAACCCATCAATATATAATTTGATTAGGTAATCTATTTATTACCAATTACCATATTATTTAATATGTAGAAAACTAAATGTTAATTATCACAAAATCAGTAAAACTAAAAACATCTTCCGTAACTGTATAGTCAAGGCGTATTACAGCTGAATGTAAATCATCTTCAGATTCGGTTACTGAAATGTCATTTACTTGTAAGTTTGGTAAATATCGTTTAATAACTGTTGTTATTTCTGTTTTAATATCTGAAAATGTTAGTGAATCATTTGGTTCAAAAATAAAACGTAATAAATTAGTGCCAAAATCTGGATTATATAAACGTTGACCTTTTGCTGTTAATATTAAATGCAATAAATCAGCCTTTATTGCTGATTTATCGGTGCTAGTTAAATCTAAAAAAAACCCTTCATTACTGTTCCTAAAAGGGTAATTTATGTTAATATATGTATTACTTGGCATATTTTATTTTATTAATAAATATTATGCCGAACAATTAAAACATTCAAAAGGTGAATCAAATGGTTTTTTAATATCAATTTCATTTGAACCCATTTTACTATTTGCTTCAATTTTAGATTTTGTTCTAGTATAATAAACACCAGTCTTCAAACCACCTTTCCAACTATACATTAATGAACTAGCTATTTTATTATATTTAGCATCACTAAAATATAGATTAAGTGATTGTGATTGGTCAACATATTTATTACGTATAATCGCCAAATCTAATAGTTTTTTCTGTGGTATTTCCCAAACATCTTTATAACGATATCTAATATCTTCTGGTATTTCAATAATATTTTGTATACTTCCGTGATTTCGTATAATTTTATCAATCATCGTTTTATCCCATAATTGCTGTTCATATAATTCATCCACCAAATATCTATTAACAACCAAAAATTCACCCTGACCAACCCTTCTAGTAAATAAATTTGATGTTGGTGGTTCAAATGATTCAAATGAACTTAATAAAATAGCTGATGATGCTGTTGGCATTAACGCAATTAAAAGACTATTTAACATAGGTATCGGTTCACCATTTGCTTTTGGTGACCATCCTTCAATATATGTTCTACCTTTAGAATATGGGCTATTTTCCCATGCTGGGTAGTTAGTGTTTAATTCTTCAGCCAATCTCATCGATTCTTCAACAGCTGCTTTATACATTGTTTCAAAAATATCATTACACCAAACTTTAGCTTCTTCACTCTCAAAAGAAATCTTCTTTTTTGCAAAAAAATCGGCTAAACCAGCGACACCGATACCTAAAGCTCTTTGGTCTAAACCAGCTGCTTCACTCCAATCATCACTCCATTTATTCTTATCTATTAACTTATTTAAAGCCTTTACAAAGACTTTAGTTGTTTTTGCGATACTTTCTAAGTTATCATGCATTGATAGGTTTATAGACGCTAATATGCATTGTGGTGTGTATCTAGGTTTTGTTGCTTGAAAAATTTCAATACATAAATTGGATGATTTAATAACACCAATATTTGATTGCATATTATTTTTGTTCGCATTATCTTTAAACATAACATATGGTTTGCCACTTTCAACCTGTGATTTAATGATTGAATCGAATATTGATTTAGCTGATACCTTCTTACCAAGACCTAAATCAACACCTTTTTGGTATTCAATATTAAATTCTTCACCATGTAAATCATAAAACGGTCTTAAACCAGCTTTCTTAATATCATTTGGGCAGAATAAATACCAATCTTCATCTTTTTCTAATTTTTCCATGAATAAATCATTCACAACAACCGCTGTAAATAAATCCCTCGTTCTAAGTTTTTCATCACCAACTGGTAATGTTAAAGATAAAAAGTCTAAGATGTCCTTATGCCATAATGACAAATATAATGCACAACTACCAGAACGTGTACCTTGTTTGTAAAAACGCATTTTTGATTGTACCATATCAGCAAATCTAACAACACCACCAGCAGTTCCTTGAAAAGAACTAACAATGCTTTCTTTACTCCTAAGTGAATCTATTAATAAACCAATACCTGAACCTTCTTTTGAAGCTAATGATATTTTGGTTAACGTATTTTCAATACCTTCTAATGAATCATCTTCTAATTGTGTTAAGTTACAACTAATCATACCACCTCTACCAGTAACACCTGCGTTAGTGTACGTTGGTGTTGCGAAATTACCCTTCTTAACACTTAATTCATTTTTAAGTTCGATTTTATTTTCAACATCATTATCATATAAAAAACCTGAAACCCTTTCATACATACATGATGGTAATTCTATTGGTGTCTTATTGTCACTCTTAACCGAATATTTTGTTAGGAAAGTCGTTGCAGCAAAAAAATCATAAGTTAAATCAACTTCTTGTAGTGGTTTGCCAATTAACTTTGATTGTCTACTTAATAATATCCTACCACCTAATAAAGAATAGTCATGATGATTTAATATCTTATCAGCTGCTTTAAACGCAATTATTTCATCAATTTCCGTTGTTGAAATGTTATCAGAAATTAATGGTATAACTTCTTTAAATAATAAATCAGCATCAATTTTTAATCCAATGGATTGATTCTTAATTCTAGTTAAAATTTTGTTAGGCATAAACGCCTGTGTCGTATTATCTTTTTTTACTATTTTCATTAATCTATATATGTTTTTAATTAAAATTCTTCATCAAAAATACCTTCAGTCGTTGTCGGTATTGCAACTCTAGTGTATTCACCTTCTCTTTGTTCAAAGAAATTATTTTTAGTGTTTAAACCAATCCTAGCCATAAAATCTAACCTATTTGGTTTGTTAAATTCACGTTCACAATTAAAATCTGTTAATACAACATCTGTAACATACTGAACATAACTAAGCATATCGTCTTTAGTCAAACCTTGTAAACCATCAGGTAAACTTTCTTCAACAAAAACTTTTTCAACTTCATAACATTCTAATATGATTTTTCTAAGTTCTGATTTAGATAATTTATATTCATCCTTCAAGTAATTGTTATATAACAACACCGCAAATTCATAATGTTGTTTTTCATCACGTAAAATTAATTCATTCATTGACGCTAAACCGGGCATTTTATTTCTAGACCTAAACCAAAACACACCAGAAAATACACTAGAAAATGCAATACCTTCAACACAAGCAAATGCGACCAATCTATGTGCGAATGATGGGTGTTCAATCCATTTTTCGGCCCAATTAGCTTTAGTTAATACCGCTGGGTTAGTCACCATAGAATTAAATAAATCTTCTTTTTCATTTAAATCTTTAATATATGTTTCAATCAATAAAGAATATGCGTTTGCGTGTACTTGTTCAATAAATGTTTGATGACCATAAAAATATTGGGCTTCTAAAATATCAACTTCGGTTAAAAAATTTGTTGCTAAGTTTTCTATCACTAAACCATCTGAAATAGCAAAAAAAGCTAATATATTTTTCAGATATTTTTTTTCATTATCTTTTAAATCATCAAACCTATCAGCTGATAAACTAGGTTCTTCAGCAACCCAAGTTTGTGCTTCCGCTTCTTTATACATTTTCCACAAATCTTTATGAATTATTGGAAATATTGAATATCTTTTTGTTATTGTGCTGTCTTTTAAATACATATAGTTTTTTTTTTAATTTTGAATTGCCGTATTATTCTTTCTATTAAGATTACTTAAAATTTCATTAACCCTTTTACTAGAATCAATTTTTTCTTTATTTTCTTTTTCTTCCAAATATATTAAATTTGTTGTTGGTGTTAGCGATGTACCCATATCAATTTGAACAGTCTTATTATCAAATCTAATATTTTCAAAAATAATACCATCATCACCAAACCTAGATTTTAAAATTGCCATTGTTGCTGTATTATCCCTTTTTTGTTCTAAGGTTTTAGCGATTGACATAACAAAGTGACCTATTTGACCTTTTTTAATTGAACCACCCATTTGGTCGGCTTCAACAACTTCGGCTTTTAAACTAGAACGATTACCTTGAACAGCTGTCCAACCAGCGATATCAAATTCAGCCAACATTGTTTCAAATTGTCGCATAACCTTACCTTCGCCAACATTTGTATCATCATACCTTTTTGATGGTTCAACACAATCAATATAATCTAATAAAATAATATCTGGTTTAAAACCTTCACTAATTTTCTTTCTAATAAATTGTTTAATTATTGGTATTGTGATACCATCACTAGGATATTTTTTTAATATAAGTTTACCAATCTTACCTTCATCCGATGCTATTTTTTTATCATCACATAATTTACCAATTTCATCCTTATGATATGAAAGCGAATTTAATTCAACACCAGACCAACAAGATATATGCTTTCTTTGTATTACTTTCTTGGTATCTTCAAAAAATATTTGTATAACGTTATATCCGTCATTCATAGCTGTGTTTGCGAACTTAGTTAGGATAGTTGTCTTACCAACACCAAAAGGTGCTAAAACAATTCCTAATTCACTTCTAGCTAAACCACCATTCATAACTTCATCTAAACCTAACACCCCAGTTCTAATTGGGCTTCTATAATCTTCACTTAAAACATCATTAATATTTTCAAATATTAGTTCAGAACCTTGTGTATCCTCACCAACTGATAACGCTGTTTTTAAAATTTCTTCACAATCATAAAAACTATCAATGTTACCATCTTCAATTATTTTCTGTATCTTTTTAATACCTTTTTTAAGTTCTTGTCGTTTACAGAAAATCTTACCAATTCTTTGTATTTCAAATGAATCATAAAGACTTGTTTCATGTAATTTTAATATTTCTTGTGAAATGTATTTCTTACTTATTTCATCAGAAATTTCAGCAAATAACCTAATTTTTAATGTTGTATAATCAGGTATTATATCATCCTTTTCTTTAGCTTCTTTAATCGAAGCTATTATTAAACGTAATTGTGGGTTAGTAAAATAGTTTGGGTCAATTATATCAACTATTGATTCACCAAATTTAGTGTCACTAATTATTTGTGCAATCAGTTTATATTCGTATTCTTCACCTAAAAATTTAAGAGTGTCATTATTCGTTTTTGGCATAAA